TAAGTTCAGACTGTCTGAGTTTGATGTGTTTACTGGCATACCTGGTCATGGAAAAACATCCTTTGCTCTTCAGCTTATGATGAACGCATCCATACTTTACGGATGGAAGTGGGGGGTGTTTTCTCCAGAGAATTACCCTATAAATGAGCTGTTTGATGGACTGGTTGAAGTTTATGTTGGAAAGACATCTGATTTAGAATCACCAACTAGAATGTCGAAGGAGGAGTACATAAATGGAATAGACTTTTTGAGGAAGCACTTCTTTGCTGTTTATCCAGAAAAAGACTTTACTATGGACAGTGTTCTTGAGAAGTTTAAATATCTTGTGAGAAGCAAAGGTATAAAGGGTGTATTGATTGACCCTTTCAATCAGCTTGACCATGACTTCAAGGGTAAAAGCGAGGCTAACTACATCGCTGATGCTTTAAACTCCATTAGAAGGTTTACAAAAGCTCACGACTTAAAGTTTATGGTTGTTGCTCATCCTATAACAATGAGAAGCGTTAACGCTGGAAGCGGGGACAATGAGGTTCCTACCGCTTACAGGATTGCTGGTGGTGCTAACTGGTTTAATAAAGCAGATAATATCATATGTGTTCATAGACCAAATCCGAAAGATTTTCATGACACAACAACAAACATACATGTTCAAAAGATTAAGTTTCAAAAGCTTGTAGGTGTTCCTACTGGAGAGCCAGTTGTCTTAAGATACCACAGGCCTTCAGGTAGATTTACCTCTTTTACTGGGCAGTATCCTTTGTCAGATAAAATAGTATCAATCGCAGAGCAAGTTGCTTTGCCTTATTAAAATAATATGGGAAATTACGATTTTGAATCAGATTTAAAAGATGGAGAGGATGGCGAAAAAATAGTTGCAGTTTTTCTGTCACTACAAGGCCTACCTTTCTTAGGTTACAACAAAGACTATAGGTATGACCTGAGACATTATTCACCATCAAAAGACCAAGAGCTCTTGTTTGAGGTTAAGACAGATGATTATTGCACTCCAGATTCAGACACTGGCAACATTGCTGTAGAGATAGAGTACAAGTCAAAGCCTAGCGGTTTGTCAAAAACTTATGCGCAGTGGTTTGTGTACTACTACAAGCACCTTGCTGATGAAAACATTTGGATGATACAAGTTGATAACCTAAAAGAGTTGATTAAAAACAACAGAGACAAGGTTAAAATTGTATATGGCGGTGATAATAATGATTCAAGAATAGTTCTTATCCCTAGACATAAATTCAGAGACTTTTTTGGTGTTGATACCATTAAGAAGATATATGAATCTAATAACGAAGAAACCAAAACCAAAAAAATAAAAACCTATGAGGAAAAAAAGAAAGCCTCCAAAAATTAAAAAGATAGTCCAAAATGGAGTTAAGTTTGACTCTAAGCTTGAGCAGTACTTCTACAACCTATTAAACAAAGAAAAAATACACTTTGTCTTCCAAAAGAAGTTTATACTGCTAGAGAAGTTTAGATATAACGACTCTGCTGTCAGGGAGATGACCCTCACTGTTGACTTTTCTTTACCTGCTGACAATATGATTATTGACACAAAGGGTTTTCAAAGAAACGACAACAAGATTAAGTGGAAGTTATTAAAAAGACTGCTGCTTGATAATGGAGAAGAACCTATAATATTAATGCCTAAAAACCAAAAACAATGTCAGGAAGTGATAAAACTGATAAAGTCTATAAGGGCTGGGAGTCAAGCGTAACTTACCCAGGGGACTTTATAATATCTTTTATAAATAGAGCTATAGATAATACAAATCAAAGAAGAGGTAGTAAGGTTAAGCTAGACTATCTTGTTAAAGAATTAGATAATATCAAAAAAATCATTGAAGAAAATGAAAAACTACAAGGATAATCCAATGCCAAGTTACTATGTAGGAAAGTACTATGGTTATGAGGCTAGAAAAGTATGTGAAGACTTTGAACTTCCGTACCACGTTGCAACCGCTACTACATACTTGCTCCGTTGTGAAAGAAAACACGGAGACCCAAAAGAGTGTATACAAAAAGCAATTAATCACCTTCAATTTCAACTGGAGTATTTAGAAACAAAACAAGAACAAGAAAAACCATTTTAATTATGAGAACGTCAAGACAAATAGAGCAATACGCAACTAAAAAACAAATAGAGTCAGAGAATACTAGAGTTACATACCAAAAATGGGATGAGATTAAAGATAAGGTAGATGAGACTGCACTTAGCCATTGTCATCAAGCACCTATGATATGGCTTGATGGAGAGGGTAAAAGAGAGGTTGGGGTTTGCTCCCACTGCAGAAAGCTGGCCTTTAATGAAGCTAAGAAAAACAAGCTATACGGAAATCACATGCAGAACTTTATAGAGACTAGGTTTATGAGCAGCATGAGTCAGTTTGGCTACAAAAAAGGAATAAACACCGCTAGAAGTAAAAAGTAAATTATTAACATTTTATAATTGATTGTTTATTTTTTGTTTATTTGCTGTAAATCAAGACAATATATAGATGAAACAGTTCAGACCCAGACTATCTTCTGAGGAATACGAGCTTATACAAAATCACAGAAGCAAGAATAATGTAGGTATAATTGGCGACACGCATGAACCGTACTGCCACCCAGACTACATGAATTTTTGCTACGAGGTTTTTAATAGGTTTTCCTGTGGAACTATAGTTCATATTGGTGATGAGGTCGATAATGCTGCGCTGTCATACCATGAAAAGATTGTTGAAATGCCTAACGCAGAGAGTGAAGCCGAGAAGGCTCAGTTAGCTATGGAGAGATGGTATGCAACCTTCCCAGACGTTATGGTTTGTGTGGGCAATCATTCGGCCCTTCCTTTCCGTCAGGCTACCACAGCAGGTATTCCTAAAAGATTCTTAAAATCTTACGAAGAGATTTGGAATGCCCCAAAAGGATGGAAATGGGAGGTGGAATGGGAAATAGATAATGTATTATATACTCACGGAACTGGCTCTAGTGGAGCAAACGCTGCTAGAAACAGAGCTGTGGCAAACAGGCAGTCCACGGTTATAGGTCACAGTCATAGTTTTGGTGGGGTCAATTATATGGCTTCTAGAAACGACATGATTTTCGGCCTCAACGTGGGCTGCGGAATTGATGTAGACCATATGGCTTTTTCATATGGGAAAACATTTCCAAAAAAACCAACACTAGGATGTGGTGTTGTGTTAGACTCAGGCAGAGTCGCTATATTTGTACCAATGGATTTAGGAAAAAAATACGAATGGCTAAAAGAAAAAGACCAAAGATGGAAAAAATAAACCCAGCAATCGCAGACCTTAGAGATGTTAAGGCTAGCGAATTAAAAAAGACAATTCGAGCAGAGGCAATGCGCATGGCGTTAGGCTTTCATTCTAGCAATGAAGACCGACTAAGTGTGGATGAAATCTTGAATTCAGCAAAGAAGATGTTTGACTTTATGGAATATGGTTCAGTGCCTCCACTTCCAATGAAAGATAAGTAAAATGAAGAACATCTTCCTAGCGCTACTTTTCCTTATTGTTTTGACGCTTGGCTATCTGTATAGCCAGGAAAGAGGTACTTCTGCTAGGAGGGCCAATATGATGGCTCTTCAGCAGGATTCTCTTAACATTGAAAGAAAGGCTTTTGTAGTTAACGAAGATTTGCTGACTAGATTAAAAAAAGAAAACGAAACGTTAAGAGAGGATATAAAACAATTCAAAAGAATTGACTCCTACACAAAGGTAAAGACAGTAACAAAGATTGATACTGTTAGCGTTTCATTTGTAGACACCGTTCCTTACTTTGGTGTTCTCCAGATAAATATAGACTCCACATTGTTCAAGCTTGCTGCTGAGGTAGACAACAAGTCCTTCAGATTAAACAAGCTGAACATACCCAACGAGTACTCCATTGTTGTTGGAGAAAAGAAGATTAAGGGATGGACAGGAATAAGTAAGGGTACTGAGTATCAGATAAACGTTTCAAACTCAAACCCTCTTGTCCGTAATATTGACATGAATCACTACACTGTCAAAGAAGAAAAGAAGTGGTATCAAACCCAAGGGTTTGCTGTCGGTGCAGGTATAATAACTGGAATAATAATAGGTAAATGAAAAAACCAGGATTCTTTAAAATGCTTTGGACTTTGTTTTACGAGGTGTTTACTTTCGTAAGAAAAGGCGCAAACATGGTAGATAGAGCAACATTTGCTCATAGAATGTCACATTGTATTTCTTGCGACTACTTTAATATGGAGCAAAAAAGATGCATGAAATGCGGTTGCTTCATGAAAGCAAAAGCAAAAATGGATACAGCTAAATGTCCTCTGAAAAAATGGTAGACCCCAATATAGTAGTTATCTGGCCTTAGAAGTTCTTATCGTAATCTTGATAAGTTATATAAACCTCTTCTCCTTGCTCTATCGCTTTTGCAATACTAGGATAAATCCTTTTATACGCATTAACACTTTTACCAATAAATCCATCAGGTAATAATTGGTTGTTTTCTTGGCTATCGGCAACAAGCAAGCACCCAGCAGTATGTTCGTCAGTGTTTCCAGTGTGAATAAGAATATACTCAAAACCAGGAACATCAGTGACATGCAACATACCACGGTGTATACCAGCATATTTTTTACTATATTTTTCATGAAATCCTCCTTCTTTTCTTAATTCAATTTTATATCTTCCAGCAGGTATTCTAGTCTCTCCTTTGACTTTTAAAACACGAGCTTCGTCTTCAAGGGTATAACAAAGAAATCTTTTACCCATACTTGTATTATCAAAAAGCAGACCGTTGGTGGAGTCTGCCTCTGAACTAAATCTTAAAACTATAAGTTCCATTATTTTTTTGAGAATTTTTCTAGGCCAGCTATACCGAAGCTACCAAGAACTATTATGGTAAACGAGTCGTAGATAAACTCCTTTACTACTAAATCCTTTCCAAACATTCCTGTTACCAGGTCTACAATCATCACTATCACCATAACCAATAAAGCTATGAATCCAACGATGGTTTTTTCATTCCAGTCATTTCCGTCTTTAAATATATTAAAGAAAGATTTCTTATTTTTTTCACACTTACATACTTCGTTAGGGCATTCACTAGCTCCTTTACAGCAACCGCAAGATTTCTCCTCACAGGTTGGCATTAAGTTTTTGTTTTTTTCTATTTGTTCTGGGCTCATATTTCTTGTGTAGTCGTAGTAATATTTTGATTTTCTCACTGTACAATTATTATTGTTGTAAAGTTTACTTCATCTTTTGTAACCTTGATATAGTTAATACCTTTTTTTAACTTTACTCTTTTAGTGTTTTTATATAAAACGTGATTCTTGCCATAGTTGTCTATAACTAGCACATCTACCTTTTCAGTAAAGTTTATGTAGTCTCTAGTTGGATTAGGGTATGGTATAAGAGCTGACCTTTTGTACATTTCAATATCTGTTGGGCCTGTCCATCCATCTGCACAATATGCGTACAACGCATCACAAGTAC